CAAGACATGTATCTTGAAGAACAAAAGAAATTTGAAATGATGCGTGATCGTCTTGAGCTTCTAAATGAACTTAACGATTACGTAGGCAAGTATTTCTCTCACGATTATATTAGACGACAAATTCTTAAACAATCTGATGAAGAGATTGAAGAACAAGATAAGATTATTGAAGAAGAAAAAAATAACAAACAATACAATCCTGATGAAGAAGATCAGGGTAGATTTTAAACCAATTTATAGAAAGCAACTAGAGGAAGTGTACCATGAACACAGAACAACAATTCGTTGATCTTATTAAAGAAGGCAAAGTTGCTGACGCTATGCAACTTATTAAAACAGCATTAACCGAAATGGCTGGTGTTAGTATTGTTCAAACTAAATTTGATGTTGCAGAAGCTTGTGGCATGAAAAAGTCTATGAAAGAAGAAGATGACGACATGGACATGGAAGATGAAGAAGACGAAGATGATGAAATGAAAGAAAAGAAAAAAGGAATGGAAGCAGAAGGTAAAAAAATGGTAGATAAGATGCAGAAAGCACCTACTATGAAAGAAGGCTATGGTAAGAAGAAAAAGTCTATGAAAGAAGAAGACATGGACATGGAAGATGATGAAGACGAAGATGATGAAATGAAAGAAATGAAAAAGATGAAGAAATAAGGACTCATCATGTCAGAACAACAAACACAAGAAGAATTGGACGAAGCTACTAAAAAGACTCGGGTCGATTCAAAAGGAAAGAAAACAAAAAGAGTTAAATGTGCGCCGGGTTTTAAGTTAAAACCCAATGGTTTAAGTTGCATGAAGATGACCGGTTCTGAAAAAGCCAGTAGAAAAAAAGCTGCTAAGAAATCAGTTAAAACTCGCAAGGGAAAATCTCAGGCTGGTAGCAATCGTAAGAGAGCTAAGGCTATAAAGAAACGCAAGGGTTTGGGTCTTAGTTAAACCTTATTAAAAGGATTATTTAACAATGAAAACAAAATCTGTAGAGAAGCAAGATGATTAAAACATTTTCTGACTATGTTTCTGATAATATTAATCTAGAGGAAAGCTTGAAAGGTCAAGATCAAATAAAGCTCTTTCAATCTGTCCTTAAAGCTCGTGATATAGAAGTTAAGTTTATACCCACTTATAACAGTGAGGATTTTACTATGAAGGTCAGAGCAAAGTCAGTCGATAAAAATAAAGTGTTTAACCTCTACATTCGTGACATTCAACTAACAAATATTAGTCAATCAATGAATGTGGATTTTTAAAGGACAATAATAATGACAGTCAAACTTTTAATGGAAAACTCTTATGAAGTTGAAAATCTAACAGAGGAAACTGAAAACGGAAAAGAGCTTTTCATTCAAGGAATATTTGCCCAAGCCCAAGTAAAAAATGGCAATGGTCGATATTATGAGAAAGATGTTTTGGAACAGGCTGTTGAAAAATACAACGAAAAGTTTATTTCAAAGCGTAGAGCATTGGGTGAATTGAATCATCCTGATAGACCATTTGCTGATCCAGCCAAAGCCGCTATCCTAATCAATGAACTTAAATGGGATGGTAACAACGTAATTGGTAAAGCAAAAGTGTTAAACACTCCAAAAGGTCAGATCATTAAAGGTCTTATGGAAGGTGGTTTTAACATGGGTGTGTCTACTCGTGGACTTGGTTCGCTAAGTGAACGTAATGGCATGAAGTACGTTAATAAGGATTATATGATGACAGCCGTTGATTGTGTTGATCAACCTTCCGGCCCTGATTGTTATGTAAGCCCTCTAGTAGAATCTTCATGGGTTAATAAGAATGGAGTTTGGATTCCTGCTGTCCAAGAGGATGGCATTGCTATTGATGAAGGGCTTTTTTTAGAGAAATTAGAGCAGTATATTCGATTTAGAGTAAAAAATCAATAGTTTGAATTAAAAGTATTATAAATAGAATTACAATGATTAGAGAAACGAGGTTTTAATATGAATGATCATGTAAAAGCCCTCTTCGAAGGCCAAGAGCTTTCAGAGGATTTCAAACAAAAAGCAAGTGCGATTATCGAGTCTATGCTGTCTGAAAAAGAAGCTGAAATTCGTGAATCCATTGTTGGTGAACAGACCACTTTGTTTGAATCACAAGTCGAAGAAAAAACAAGTGAGCTTGAATCACTGTCTGAGGCATATGTAACCGAAGAGGTTCTGCCTACCATTAGTAAGTATCTTACCGCTGCTGTAAATGAATGGCAAGAAGAAAATGCTATTGCTATTGAGTCCGGTGTAAAAGTTGAATTGGCTGAATCTTTCTTGAAAGGTTTTGTTGGTCTGGCAGAAGCACACAATCTGTCTGTACCAGAAGGGTCTGATAGCATTGTTGAGAAGACGCAGAAAGACTTTGAGCAAGTTAAATCAAAACTCGATAGTCTGACTGAAAAGAATGTTGAATTGAAAGAAGCTCTTGATGAACAAACTCGGTCTATCGTTATCGCTCGTGTATGTTCTGATCTGACTGAAAGCCAGAAAGAAAAGTTTACTACTTATTCTGAGTCTCTGCAATTCAAAACACAAGATCAGTTTGAATCTGCTGTATCTCAATTGAAAGAATCTTATTTCCCTAAGACTGGCGATAAGAAAGTTGAGGAAGATGAGCAAGAAAAAATTCTTGAAAATCAGGATTTGAATGAAAAAGATGAGACTCATGAGAGTGCTTGGCTGAAAAGTTTTGTTGGTCAGCTTTAATTAGAACATAGACTTATATAAATACAATTAATAAATTTACAAAGAAAGGTAGGATTAAACAATGAGTAAGCTACTTAAAGAAGCTGTAGACAAAGTAATGAATGACGAGAAAGCGCCGGTCATCAATAATGATTATCGTCGTCAGGTTACAGAATCTGTTATCGAAAACCAAATCAGATACAATCAGGGTATGAACGAATCTGAAACCCCGACTAACCAAACAGGTGGCGTTGCTAACTTTGATCCTATTCTGATCAAAATGGTTCGTCGCTCCATGCCTAAGCTGATGGCTTTTGACTTGACCGGTGTACAATCAATGACTGGACCTACTGGTTCGATCTTTGCAATGCGCGCACGTTACAACACTCAGACTGGCACAGAAGCTTTGTTTGATGAAGCTAATACCGCATTCTCTGGTGCAGGCGCACAAGCTGGTGATACCTCTGGCTTCGCAGTTGATGCATTTGGCGTAGATGATCCCGATGTTGCAACTGCTACTGGTACTGGTATGAGCACCGCCAATGCTCAGCTTCTGGGTACTGATAGTGGTGATGCTTGGAACGAAATGGCATTCAGCATTGAACGTACTGACGTTTCTGTAAAAAGCCGTAAATTGAAAGCTCAGTTCTCTCGTGAACTGGCTTACGATTTGAAAAACATCCACAACATGGATGCTGAAACTGAACTTGCAAACATTTTGTCAACAGAAATCACTGCCGAAATTGACCGTGAAATCCTGCGTACAATCAACGTTGCTGCTGTTCTTGGCGCTCAAAGTGCTGCTGTACCGGGTCTGTTCGATCTGGCTGCTGACAGTGACGGTCGTTGGTTGGTTGAAAAGTTCAAAGGTCTGTTGTTCCAAATCGAACTGGAAGCAAACCGTGTAGCTATCGAAACCCGCCGTGGTCGTGCTAACCGTGTTATCTGTAGCTCTAACGTAGCATCTGCTTTGAACATGGCTGGTGTACTTGACTACAATCCTGCTTTGGCATCAAACATGAACGTTGATCCGACTGCTGGCACATACGCTGGTATTCTGATGGGCAAGTATCAGGTTTATATTGATCCTTATGCTGGTCGTGATTACGTGACTGTAGGTTATAAAGGCGATAACTCATGGGATGCTGGTATCTTTTACTGCCCATACTTGCCGCTTGAAATGTACCGCGCAGTTGGTGAAGACAGCTTTGCACCTAAGATCGGTTTTGCGAGTCGCTACGGCATCATTGCGAATCCATATGAGCATAATGACGCTTCTGGCGCTCGTGCTGGTAAAGGTCTTGGACAAGGCGAGAACCGCTACTACAGGAAGTTCGCAGTAGCAAGTCTGACTGGCTAATCAAGTAAGTTAGAAGAAAACAAAAAAGGGAACCAAATTGGTTCCCTTTTTTCATGCCTCGATTTTATATTTTATAGAACCCGCATCGTACATAATTGTGTATCCATGCATGTTCATATTCTCTTTTTCTGTTAGTTGTTCATCAAACCTTTCTAATACATTTTCTAGTTTATGCTTCATGAAAGCCTTTCTTGAATATCTTTCCAGTCCCTTAAAGTAATGATAATTCGGTTCTGTAACTCCAAACATTTCAAATCCATACTTTTCATAAACATTTCCGTGTGAGTAGTCCAAACTTGCGAAGGTTTCTATGACACTCCATACATTGTTCCTTTGAAAGTGTGTGAGAAGCTTAGAGAAGCCCCCTACTACGTTCTTTGATGTTGCATAGCGTACTAGGTCATACTGGTCAGAAGTCTTTCCTGTGAGCTTCTTAAAGCTGATACAAGCCACAAGTTCACCATTGAATACCAACCCATAATTAACTTTTGAATCATTGTACCCTTGTACGTGTGTTTCTGTGTAAAATTCCCTAGCTGTACTTGCCGTTACAGAAACTACTTCGCACTTCCGAGCATAAACTTTTTCTTTGGTTGATTTGTTGCACTTTTGAATGATCTTTTCTTTTATGATTTCTTTGGTTACTGGATTTGCCCACTGATCTTCATATACATGAATCAATAGAATCCCTGCTTCTTTACAAGCCAGTGCCTTTTGTTGATGATAAGCCTTATCCTTATAAACATCCGAATGCCAGTACACCCCGTTGTACTCAATAGCCACATTATGTTCTGGTATATAGATATCGAGTTCTTTTGGTGCTAACACACTTCTGTTACTTGTTTCGTAATTGATTCCAGCCTCATCAAGAATGTTACAAATTTCTTTTTCTGCATTAGAAACCGTTCTTAAAATATTGTCGTTAACATCTATATCGTGTTCTCTTAAAGCTTGCAGAACTGTTCTGTGTGAACCAATTCCTAACTGCTTTGCAATGATATGCGAGTTACCAACTTCTTTGTACATTTCTGACAATGATTCTTTATCATACAAAACAGAACTAGCCAGTGCGCTATAATGTGATCTAGCAGAAAAAACATGTCCATACTTTTTTAAATTGACTTCTTTTACTTTTTCTTTTACTTCATCACACATCATCGGGCTATGGACACCATATCTTTCTGTGTTTGTGGCTTGTGTTCTTGCTAGAATATCAGGGTTTTGTAGTGGTGATATCACACCCCATTTAGCAACCATTCCAGCTTGAACCTTATCCTTTGCAAACTCAAAAGGATTTGCTGATCCATACTTTTCTATGTTGGATGATTCTCTGGCCGCGATTACCTCTGGATTAGATAAATGGTGTGTATGTCCAGTGCGCTCAAAATATTCTTCTTTGTAAGATTCTTGAAACTCGTTTGATGAGATATAACAAGCTGACCCGTACCTTTCCATGTTGGTTTTTCTTATCTTTTCTTTTACAGCATCACTTCCCATATGGTGCTTTGATCCATACTTTTTAAGATTCGTTTCTTCTCTTTTTTTCAGTGTTCCTTTGCTTGTACAAGCCTTGCTACAAAAAGCCCTGAAACCATTCTTGTAATAGTGATCAACCTTAACCCTGTTTACACCAATAGGAGCAACACACCCACACTGACCACAGTATTGAATCTCGGTTATGTCGTTCATCACAACAAAGCATCGTGTTGGTGCTTTTACCGTGTCATAAGAATCATCAAGAAACGTAGTCGCTTCTTTTAGAGCAGAAACAAATTTCAGGTATTTTTCTGTTCTGAGTTCTCGCCCTGTCGGGTATTCGTTGTCGATAATAAACTTTTTTAGTTCTTGGAACGTCATAATTTTTTCCTTTTGTCTGTCTATTTATAATCATACCATACCTAGTAGCAAAGTTGATAGTTATTTAAGACAAAAAAAAAAGAGACTTTCGCCCCTTTTTTCATGCCTCGATTTTATATTCAAATCCACACCCTAACTAGAATATACGCCAACCACAGGAATGTAGTCGAAGCTAACAATAAGCCTTGAATAATATAAATTTTATTCTTTGTTCTTATTGTTAAATTAGTAGAAGAATCCATTACAATACCTATCAATGTGTTGATGACTACTGCAATAGTCATCGTTATACACACGTTTAAAAACACTTCCATTACAATCTCCAATAA